TCATGGTATGTTGATGGTAGAAAAGTTTATCACCTTGTGGTAGACGAAAAGAACCCAAAGAAAGGCGTTCTTGATATTCGCCCTATCGATTCTGCTAAGATTCGTAAAGTAAAAGAGATTATTAGAAAAAGAGACCCAATTACTGGCGCAAGTATAATAGAAGGACAGAATGAGTACTTCATCTATCAAGAAAAACCCGGTGAACAGAATAGCGGTATTAAACTTACAAATGATTCTGTAGTTTATGTAACCTCTGGTCTACTTGATGCATCACAGAAGCATGTTGTTTCGTATCTTCATAAAGCTCTTAAGCCTATCAACCAGCTTCGAATGATGGAAGACTCTCTCGTCATCTATCGACTCGCGCGCGCCCCCGAGCGTCGTATTTTCTATATTGACGTGGGCAACCTACCAAAGGGTAAAGCAGAAGAATATATGACAGGCATTATGACTCGCTATCGTAATTAGCTAGTCTATGATGCTGGTACTGGTGAAATCAAAGACGACCGTAAGCATATGTCGATGCTTGAAGATTTCTGGCTACCAAGACGTGAAGGTGGTAGAGGCACAGAAATTTCTACTCTCCCTGGTGGCGAAAACCTAGGACAGATCGATGATATCGTCTACTTCCAGAAAAGACTATATAGATCACTGAACGTCCCGATCAACAGACTTGAACAGGAATCACAGTTCTCTCTTGGCCGTTCTACTGAAATCTCAAGAGATGAATTAAAATTCCAGAAGTTTATTGATAGACTTCGTCGTAGATTCTCTATGCTTTTCCGTGAGATGCTTAAGCGTCAGTTAGTCTTAAAAAGTATTATTACCGAAGAAGATTGGGAAGATATCTCAAATAAGGTTAACTTTGAGTTTACTAGAGATAATCATTTTACAGAACTCAAAGAAGCTGAATTACTTAGAGATAAATTACAGTCTCTAGATCAGGTTCAACAGTACGTCGGCGAGTACTTCTCGAAAGAGTGGGTAATGAAAAATATTCTTCGCTTTGATGATGATCAGATTAAGCAAATGACAAAGCAGGTAGAACTAGAAGAACCTGCTCAAGATGAGATTGACCAAGCAAACGATGAGCAAGCAAAAGCTCAGGCACAACAAGCTAAGCCTGATCCTAAAACCTCACACACTATTAATTTGAAAGTAGCTAAATAAGGAGTTATTATGGCTGAAGATATTGAAGTTGAAGAAAATCCTATTTCAAGAATGGTTGATTATATTACACATTCTGAATATACAAAAGCAAACGATGTTTTTAATGAACTTCTAGCTCAAAGAGTATCCGATTCACTGGAGCAAGAGAAGATTGCAGTTGCACAGGCTATTTATTCCGATGAAGATGAATCTGAGGAGGATGAGTATACTGATGAAGAACTGGAAGCTGCTCTAGAAGATGAGGATGAAGACGATTATGAAGAAGAAGATGAATAAAAATTAAAAAAGTTAATTTATATAAATAAACTTGAATTTAAGTTATTGAGTGTATTAAAATGAAGACTTTTGCTCAGATACGTGAAGCTAAAAAGAATATGCCTGCAGGTCAGCATGTTTTTGATGGCAAAATAGATAAGCATAATGTCATGATACATAAAGATAAGAATAAGTATGTGGCTTATATTGATTCGGAGAAATTAGATTCTTATAATTCTCCTGAAGATGCGAAGAAAGCCGCAACTCAGTTTATAAAAATGGCCGGGGGCAAATAATGAAGCTGATCACAGAATATACCGAGAATGATGTTCAGTGCATCGTCGAAAAGAAAGAGAACGGAGACAAGAACTTCGTTATCGAAGGTATTTTTGCTCAGGCCGAAGGCAAGAATAGAAATGGACGTATCTACCCAAAAACCGTAATGGAAAATGCGGTGAATAGATACGTTGATTCGCAAGTTAAAACTGGAAGAGCAGTTGGGGAATTAAACCATCCAGATGGTCCAACTGTGAATCTTGATAAGGTATCCCATCTCATTACCGATCTTCGTATGGAAGGTAATAATGTGATGGGTAAAGCACGCATACTGAATACTCCAATGGGTAAAATAGTTCAAGGTTTACTAGAGGGTGGTGTTCAACTGGGTGTTTCAACTCGTGGTATGGGAAGTCTCGAACAGAGAAATGGCGTTATGTATGTCAAAGACGATTTCATGTTGAATACCGTCGACATCGTCCAAGATCCATCCGCACCTCAAGCTTTCGTTAATGGAATTATGGAAGGTGTAGAATGGGTATGGAATAATGGTATTATCGAAGCTCGAGAAATTGAAAGAATTGAGACTGAAATTAGAAAAACTCCGAGAGCGGACCTTTATGAGGCACAAACACGCGAGTTCAAGAATTTCCTCTCGTTACTGAAAAACAAATAGGAGAGTCACATGACTGATCAATTAAAAAGACAGGATGCTGAGCTCGATGATGACGAGAATGTTGTTGAAGCTCACGATCCTAACAATGCCGAAGAACAGTCTATTGCTTCCGTAAAAAGCGCCACTGCTGCTGGTAAAACAGCAACTAAGCGCAAGGGTGACAAAAGTAATTCTGAACCTATGGGTAAAAGAGTTACTGGCGATCCAGAGAAGCAATCAGAAGACTATGACTTCTCAGATGATTTAGAAGCTCTAATCTCTGAGGAAGCTACCCTATCCGAAGGATTCAAGGGTAAAGCCGCAATCATTTTCGAAGCTGCGATCAAATCAAAGCTAACCGAAGAAGTTGCACGTCTCGAAGAAAATTACGCAGTCTCACTTCAGGAAGAAGTCGATTCATTCAAAGCCGATATGGTTGAGAAGGTTGATGGATACCTGAACTACGTAGTTGAAAATTGGATGAAAGAGAACGAAGTTGCAATTCATAACGGTCTCCGTTCTGAAATCGCAGAAGAGTTCATGGACAAGCTACAGGCCCTATTCGTAGAGTCATACATTGCTGTTCCAGATTCCAAAGTTGACCTAGTTGATGATCTGGCAGAACAGAACGAAGCTCTTGAAGCTTCTCTGAACGAACAGACCGAAGCAATGATCGCAATGAAAGAAGAGCTAGAAAGTTATAAGCGTTACGAAGTTATCCGTGAAGCAGCTCGTGGTCTTGCAGAAACCGAAGTTGAAAAGCTTGTTAAGCTATCTGAAGATCTTGATTTTGGAAGCGAAGAAGAATTCGCAGCTAAAGTTAAGACCATTAAAGAAGCTTACTTCAAAAAAGCTACTAAAACTTCACCATCACTCGTAGAATCAGTTGATGAAACCGAGTCTGAAGAAGTTCAGCTATCAGGTAACATGGCTGCCTACATTAACGCCCTTAGAAAAACCAATAAGTAATTTAGGAGAATCAGAAGATGGAATCTTATGATCGTTTAACAGAAAAATGGGCACCAGTGCTCAACGAAGGACACAGCATTAAGGACGCACACCGTCGTGCAGTTACTGCTGTTATGCTTGAAAACCAGGAAAGAGAATTTGCTCAGCAAGCTGCTCAGCAGAACTACCTGAACGAAGCTGCACCAGTAAACAACACTTCAGTTGCTGCTAACTGGAACCCAGTTCTTATCTCACTCGTACGTCGTGCAATGCCTAACATGATGGCTTACGACGTTGCTGGTGTTCAGCCAATGACCGGTCCTACCGGCCTTATCTTCGCTATGAAGTCACGTTACAGAACCACCAAAGCTGGTGTAGCATCTGGCGACGAAGCTCTCTTCAACGAAGCAGCTGTTGGCTTCTCAGGCGACTCTTCAACCACAGGTAACGGCTCTTCAGGCTCTTCAGGTCTTGTTGGTCTAAGCGACGACTCTTCAACCGGTCTTCGTACTACCGACAGCAGCATCGACGACTCACGTACCGGTCCTTACCTTGGCGACAACTACTCAACCACAGAAGCAGAAGCTCTGGGTGATGGCATTGGCGAAGGCTTCGCTGAAATGGGATTCACCATTGAAAAAGCAACCGTTACTGCAAAGTCACGCGCTCTGAAAGCAGAATACACTCTAGAACTTGCACAGGACCTTAAGGCTATCCACGGTCTTGACGCAGAGACAGAGCTTGCAAACATTCTGTCAACCGAGATCCTTGCAGAAATCAACCGTGAAGTTATCCGTACCATCAACAGCCAAGCTAAGACCGGTGCGCTTACTTCAAACGTTGCTATCCGTGGTATCTTCAACCTTTCAACCGATGCTGATGGCCGTTGGTCAGTAGAAAAGATCAAGGGACTTATCCTCCAGCTCGAGCGTGAAGCGAATACTATCGCTAAAGAAACACGTCGTGGCAAGGGTAACTTCGCAATCGTTTCTTCAGACGTTGCTTCAGCTCTTGCAGCTTCAGGTATGCTTGACTACGCTCCAGCTATGTCAACTGCTCTTAACGTTGACGATACTGGCAACACCTTCGCTGGTGTTCTTAACGGACGTATGCGTATCTACATCGACCCATATGCGGTTGCTGAT